GGCCTCTATGCGGTTGCCGTCCTTGTCATACTTGGGCTTAGCTGGCTCTTTGACTTCTTCTTTCTTGTCGTCCTTTTTATCATCGGCTGGCTTGTCATCACCCTTTTTCGGGTCAGCTTTGGGGTCGTCCTTTACAGGCGCGACGGTAGGTTGCACTTCTTCGTCAGCGTCTGTGATACCGTTCTTAATAATGGCTGCTTCGACACGGGCTTCTAAGTCATTCATGGGCTACTCCTAACATTTACTTGTCCTATTGTACTACAGATGGCATAGCTGGCTCAGGTGCAGATGGCTGCGGCGGGGGGCTGGCAAAGACACTTGATGGTGTCGGTGCTTGCGGTGGTTGCATACTTGGCATACCCATCTGAGGCTGACCTGGCATAGGGGGCTGACCGCCTGGAGGCATCGGGGCAGGCGGCATCATACCAGGAGCGCCCATCGGGGGCATTGGCGGCTGTAATGGTTGCAATGGTACTTCAGGGCGTAAGTTTTGTCCAGTAGGGTCTTCCTGTCCTGCCTGGTCAAGCTCTAAGCGTACTTCTAAGCTGTCCAGGCAAGCATTTACGTACTTGTCAAAGGCTTTCTGTCTGGACTTCGGAGCGTCTAAGAACTTGTCGTCGATCATAAGCTTACGGAGGGCTAGCACATATTCCTTAGTCGGGTTCTGCTTCGGCTCGACCTTCTTGCCGTCCATGATGTCCTGGTAGATAACGTAGGCTTCGGCGTCATCTATCTGGGCGCTGGTTTCCCTAGCCAGACTCATCGGGTCGGCTTGACTCTTAGCCCAGTTGTCATATAACTGTTGCGGGTTCGGGAGCTTGAGTAGCTTGTAGGCGTCTAGCAGACTGACGGCCTTCTGCTCTAATAACTTAAGGGTAATCGCTTCTATGCGGGCATTATCAGGGTTCTGCGGTTTACCGGCTTTGACACGTATGCCTGCTTCAATAAGCGCGCGGTTCAGCGTAATGTAATCAAACTCGCCGTCGCCACTGTCATGCACGAAGCTGTGGTCTTCGTCGTACCAGACAATGAACATCTGCACCAGGTACTCGTAGTACTCGCCAAGCATACGGGTGACGGCTCTAACCATCTTGTCCTGTATGCCACTGCTCTGGTTCTTCTTGACCATGACTTCGCCCAGTGTCGGGTCACCGTCATCTGCCTGACTGCCGGTGAAGTCAGTCGGTGCGCCCAGTAGGTTGCCGACCTGCATCCTTGCATCAAGCTTCTCATTGGCCACGAAATCAGGTAGCTGCTGCGCTTCCAGTTGCTTGACCAGTTCGTCTATTGACTGGCCGTTAGTCTTAATAACAAGCTTCTGGTTCGGGTCGCCCGTGATGTTCTGCGCGTCATCCTTAGTAAGGCCACTATCTGTTGAAATAACGAGCATACCGTTGGCTTTAGCCGCTACCTCACCGATTTGACGGCCTAAGCGGTTCAATACCTTTTGCGGTTCAATAGCTTGCTCGACGGGGCTGGTATCGTCTACCAAGTGCTCGCCTAAGTTGACGAGGTTGCCAAAGATAAACGGCTTCTTCGGGAACTTCAGTAAGTTCTTTTTCTCGCTCGCATATAAGTAGTTGGGGTTGCGGCACTTTTCCAGTACCAGATCTTGAAAGTACCAGACCACGCCCTCCAGCTTCTCTTTGCCCTTGTAATGCGTCACCCAGACTTCGCGTACGGCAACCTTGGTTTCCATCTGCTTGGCTGTCTTGCGCTGTATGCCAAGTTTAGCCAATACTTCCTTTTCCTTGTTCGGCCACCTGCTGATTATCTCGCTGGCCGACATGTCCTGTACGTCGCAGATAAAGCCGGGGTTATCGCCAAGCGCGGTATGCTGGTCAAGGATAATATTCTCAGGATTACGCGAGGTAACCGTTATCTCGCCGTGCGGCCCTTTGTTCTTGTCAAAGGATAATTTCAAGATAGAAACACGCTTTAAGCGGATGTTGTGAACGCATAACTCTACAAGTCTGGCTAGGTCAATAACGTCCTCATTAAAGGCCTTAATTGCCTTCTCCAGGTCGCCGGCAAACAGTTTGCTACGTTCATCCTTGCTGGCGGCTATTACGATAGGGTCGGCCATTTGCGCCGTGACGTAGCTGGCTACTGCTTCTTCACCTAGGAATATCTGGTTTTCCTTGTATGGCTTCTGGTGCTTATACAGCCCCTTTTCGTCTATCTTACCGAGGTAATAGCGGGTGTTCTCATTGCGACTATTCTTTAGGTCGAAGCCCTTAGCATCATCCCAGTAATCCCGTGATTCATTGATACGGTAGTCCAGGTTCTTGACTATCTCGCTGTCTTCTATGTCAAGGCTGAGACTGGGGAGCTTGTCAATAACACCGCTCTGCTGGCTGATGTTATCTACATTGGTATTGTCATAAACGGGTGCGGTGCGATCATACTGAACAGACATTATGTAGTAAGTCTCTCTGTTAGTTTAGCCATTAGCTAGCAGTATATCACTGAAAAAGTATTGAGTGCACTGTTTTGCAGCTGTGACACTGTATCTCAATGTAGTGTTCCCCTGGCTGCACGTCCTTGAAGCTTATGCCGTAGGCATTGCTTACCAGCATATGACTACTGTTAACTTTAAAGATTACCCGCTTGCATTTGCTGCAATGATACATCTCCATTTCGCTGACTGGCTCTTGTGCGGCATATATGTGCATGGATACATAGCGCATCAGTTATCCTCCAGTGATTCCGCTATGGCACGGCTCATGCGGTGGTGCTGTTCGTTCGCCATAAATGACTGTACATACACATCCACTGGCTCAGGTACGGTTGCAATCCCTGCAATACTGCCAGAGTTACGCCAGTACGTTTCCATGCGGTATCTAATCGCGTCCATACAGTGGTTAAACATGTCTATCGGCTTGTTGAGTATGCGCCCGTCCTTGTCAGTCTCCCACATGTAGTTGCGGTATTCCTTAATAAGGTTTGTACTCTGTTGCGGTACGGAAATGCGCTGGTCTTGCATGAATGCAATGCCCTGGTTCACACTGCCTTGACCCTTCTGCGCCGCTATGATATTAACCCCGAAGCTGCGTATCTCATCTATGGACTTGGGCTCGCTACTATCTGCATATACAGTTGACTGCGGATCTTCAAGATTCAGAATTACATCTGCTATCTGCTTATTGCTTAAGCCCTTCTGGTATAAGACTTCTTCTAAGATAAAGCCGCCGTTGTACTTGTAGACATTGACCAATGCTGTCGGGTCATTGCTGTAGCCAAAGTCAAGGCCCCGGCCTTCTAGTTTGGCCTCATGCGGCACAGCATACAAGTCGGTATACCAGCCCTTGAATACTTTGCCCTCTACCTCGCCAAGCTGCCCTTCGCCGTAGACACGCCACCACTGCTTGTTGTTCTTGTGGCTCTCAATATCTTCCACGATCTCTTTGCTTAAGGCTTCATTGTCTTTATAAGTGAGAGTTAGAAAGTCATGGTCACGGTGCGGCATGACTTCGGTGTAAGCCCAAAACTCATTCGTGGGATTCCAGTCAATTATGATAAGTTCCCGTGTACGCACCATCATCTGGTCGGCTGCCTCCCACCGCACATTGTTGCCCTCATTGATGTACAGCCGGTCACGCCGTGGCCCTCTGGTCTTGCTCGGCATATCAGCACTAAAGAACTCTATCTTGCTGCCGGTTTCAAACGTGTAAATGAAGTCGCTGCGGTTCCAGGCATCATCCTTGTAGTAGTTATGTACCTGCATAATGTTTAAGAAATCACGCATCGCACCTTTCTTCAAATGCGGCATGGTTTCACTGACAATACTGGTCAGCTTGGGTGTGGTATCAGTCTGAGATAGCTGTATAAGCTTCAGGATGCTGCTAATGGTCTTACTGGCAGATGTACCGCCAGCAATGCACTGGATACGCTTATTAAGGGATAAGATTTTGCGTGTCGCTGTTGTCTGGCTGTACATTGACATTCCCTAATATTGGTGTTGGTAAATGTATAGTGGTGTCCGTTTCGGTCTTAGTGCTGAATTCTGCTTTACGCTTGCGTTCAAGAAACTTCAAAGCCAGATCCGCGTCAGATTCAAGCGCTTTCACCACTGTTTGACGGGCTAGTAAGACAGGGCGTTCCTTGAGTGCATTCTTTCGCTCCACAAATTCTGGGTGCTTCAATTGGTAGTTGTATAAAGCTGTCGTGGAAACATCGGCGTAAAAGCAAGCTTCTGGATCACTCGCACCAAAAGCAAATGCTTCATTTAATTTACGGAGTGTCTCATCTGAGAAAACCGTCGGCCTGCCTACACTGCGGCGAGTGACTTGACTGCTGGTGTTACTTCCTGCCATGCTTCCTCCTCTCCAATATGTTTAGCGTACCGCTTACGTATTACATCACAGTACTTGGGGTCTAGTTCCATCATGTAGCAGGTGCGGTTGGTTTGTTCGCAGGCAATTAGGGTTGAACCTGAGCCACCGAATAGGTCAAGCACCTTACTATCTAATTGTGAACTATTCTTGATTGCTCGCATAATAATAGCTTGAGGCTTAGGTGTGGTGTGACCCTCAATCGCTTTTGCATCGGCTTCCCATATAGACGTCTGTTGTCTATCAGAGAACCAGTAGTGATTACCGCCCTCAAACCAACCATATAAACAAGGCTCGTGCTTCGACTGATAATCAGTCTGTGACAATACCAGTGACGGCTTGGCCCAGATTATCATACTGCTAAAATGACAAAACTTCCTGAATACTGTGTGAAATATATCTGCGCACCTATCAGAGTGAAAACAATAGACTGCGCCACCAACTTTGGTGTACTGCTTCATTAGATTAAAAGACTCAAGTAATAAGTTCTCTAGTCCGTCTCTGTTGTCGTTATTAATACCCTCGTAATCAACCCCATACGGCGGGTCAGTAAACACCATATCTGCCTTAGCACCATCCATAAGCTCTGCAACTGCATCAGCATCAGTACTATCCCCGCACATCAGCCGATGACCGCCAAGCTGATACACTTCTCCCAATACGCTGACCTGCTCGCTGACTTCGTCAACCTCCGGCACTTCATCTTCTTCAACTTCAGGCCCGAACTTATCAAGCACAAGATCAAGCGTAGTTGGCTCGCCTAAAGATAACGCATAACTTTTAAGCTCTAACGGACTCAGGCCAAGCTCTATAGCCAGCTCGGCAACCTGCTCCTGCTCGAAGTACCCAAATTCCTCGTTATCAGTCAGCGCAAGATCAAATATCTCTTTATCAGTACTTGCCTGTGTTTGGCTGACCCACACTTCCTCAATGCCTAACTCACGCATTGCCCGTAGCCGCATGTTGCCGCCGATGACTGTCTTACCGTCCTTCGCAACTAACAGCGGCTTGATCTGCCCTTGCCGCTTCAGCCGTTCCTTTAGCTCGGTAAACCGTTCAGTCTTGATACTTCTAGGGTTGCGATCCCACAGTTCCAGTAAATCAATTGAGACAGTTGTGCTA